TGACCGCGTACCGGTCAACAAATACTTACCGTCAAGACCTTCTCAGGTACGACGGCGGCGTCAATGTTGTTGTTGCGCCTGCAACGGTTGCGGCGACTTCAACAGTTCCTGCTGTTACCATTTCGTTTGGCACCAGCGTTACTGTTTCGGTTGCAACTATTGCAGCTACTGTAACAGTTCCTGCTGTCTCAATCCTTCAAAGCCAAACAGTTTTCCTAGACGCAGTTGCTGTTGCAGCAACAACTCCAGCAGTCACGATTACTGAAGGCACAGGTTTATCGTTCACAGTTTCTACTGTCGATACAACCTCTACTGTGCCATCCGTCACAGTTACCGAAGGTGCTGGCGTAACAATCAGTCTAACGACTGTGTCCAGTTCTGGACTTATTCCAGAACCAGACATTACCGAAGGTAACGGCGTCACAATCATTGCAGCCGTTCCGGCATTTGCCAGAATCCTTGCACCAAACGTTATTACCGGCAACGGCGTTCTTGTCTACCGTCCGACTATCCGTTGCTTTGCGAGAGTTCCTGACCTTGGCTTGAAGTCTCAGCCGATTCTTAATGCTGACGCGCCAGGAGCGCTGTTAGACGTACTGCCATACAACACCATCAGTATTGAACGACGTTGGAAGTCACGTTGGGCTGCCCCTGCTCGTCGTGGAAGAAACATCTTTATTCTTACGTACAACACGATCACAGAACGTTACCCAGTTAATGCTTCAACAATTTCTCGTCAGATTCTTGGTGGTCACGAGGCTCCTGACAATCTAAGCTCAGAAGAGTTTGATCTATTGGTAGATGCTGGTTATTCATTTGAGGTGAAGTAATGCCACGTTACGACTATAAGTGCAAGAAGTGCGGAGCTATTGAAGAAGCGATGCATGGCTTTGAAGACGAACCGACAATGTATTGTTTGGATTGTGGGCAGCCGATGGGCAAGATGCTGGGGATGCCGTATGTGGCTCCGTCGTCAACGCCTACCCGTGTAGGTGGTATTGATATGGCGGCTACTCGTCAGGCAGAGAAAGACAAGGACGCTGATATGGCTGCGTACAAGCGTCTTCGTAAAGACGGCGTACAGCCCCCTAATATTAACGGGTCTGCGAAACTAGAGGCTAGAGCGGAAGAAAAGCATGAGGTAAACTCTGGTCACACGTTTTCTACTGCTTCTGCCCGTAAACGCAATATGGGCCTTGTGAAAGACATTGTTGACTAATGACCGCGCAAACTTGGATTGACGCAACACGCGATCTGCTTCTAACTGATTACACCGAAGAACTAGCAACGCTTGGCGGCAACATGACTGTCGGGCAGTCAACCATTTCGTTTGACAAGCCCTCTTCCAGCCCTATCGGTGTTGTAGCAGGCGCAACCCTTGAAGTTGGCACGGAGCTTATGTACGTCTTTGACGTGGCTACTGACGGCACCGTAACTGTGCAGCGTGGCTACAAAGGATCTACAGCGGCTGCCCACTACAACAACGATCTTGTCACGATCAACCCTAAGTTTCCTGCATACCAAATTTTGGATGCTTTGAACAACGAACTTCGTGATCTGTCGTCACCACAAAACGGTCTGTTCCAAATGAAAACCGTTGATTTGACGTTTGCTTCGGCACAAGACGGCTACAACATGACCGGCGTTACCGACGACATCCTGTCTATCTACCAAATTACTTACTCTGACCCTGGCTCAGAAAACTCTGAACCTGTCCTGCCAGAGTTCACACTACGTCGCAACCGCAACACCTCATCGTTCGCATCCGGCTACGCACTTATCCTGCACGCCGATGCCTGGCCTGGAGAAACTGTTCGTGTTCAATACAAAACTGGTTTCGGAACGCTGTCAGACACTACGACTGCGCTTTCTACAACTGGTCTGCACAGTGAGGCATACGATCTTCCCGCTCTAGGCGCTGCTATGCGACTTATGTCGTCACGACCTATTCGACGCGAGTTCTTAGACGAACAAGGCTCGTCACGGTCTGCCGAAGAAGTGCCACCCGGCGCTATCTCAGCATCAATCCGCGACCTACGCGAGCTTCGGAACCTTCGTGTTAACGCAGAAGTTTCTCGTCTTGACAGCCAGTACCCGACGTACTGGATGCGTTCTTCCGCAGGCAAGACGCAAACTAACCTTTACCGGGGGTACTAATCATGGCGCACGCGCCAGAACGTCTCCCTGTTACGCTGGACAACGTTTCGTACTTTGTAGAAACACAAGGTTACGCAAGAACAACTGTGCCTGTTCTGCGTGAGCAGCGAGACACGTCTACTGAACCTGGCGAGCAGCGACTCAACACGCAGATGTGGGTTCGTTCACAGACGGACTGGTCGTACGGCAGCGGTCAAGAATACTTTGACAACGCTGACTCTGACCGTCGCCGGTTCTACCGATCAACTGGCATTGACGTTTGGACTAAAGGCCAAGCTTCCTTGCTTCCAATTACGGAAGACAAGAGCGGTGCTGAAACTTTCACTGATGTAATTATGAAGGTGTTTGTCAAAGACGGCACCGACTACATGTATGTTGCTTCAGGCAGCAACCTTTACTGGTCAGACGATTTTGCTAACGAAACACCGACATGGACTCAGATGGGTGACCCTGTGTCTGGTACGGCAGACACGATTGCTGACCTTGCGTCTGACGGCACCGACGTTTACATCTCGTACGGCACACGTTACGCCACTTCTATTGCTGTAGGTGCTGCTGCTTCTACGCAACCTGTTAACTTTACTAACAAGAACGTCACGTTGTTTCGTGTTGTTGGCGGTCGTCTTATTGAAATGCACGGCGACGAAATCCAAGAGCTAGACGACAGCGGAACTCTTATTACAAACTCGCTTAGTTTTACGCTGCCACTTAACGGCACATGGGTCGATGCTTGCTCTGGCCCTAGAGGCATTTATGCAGCTTGCAACACCGACGACGTTGGTTCTATTTACTTTATGTTCACCAACGAAGACGGACTTCTTAATCAGCCTGCACAGGTAGCTGACCTGCCACGCGGCGAACGAATTAACGCAATCGAATCATACGGCGGCGTACTCGTTATTGCGACCAACCACGGATTCCGGCTTGCAACTATGCAAGAAAACGGTTCGCTTCTGTACGGGCCTGCAATCGTAGACCACGGCGGCATCTACTCTATTGCTGCTGACGACAGGTTCGTGTGGCTAGGCGCAGCCGGGGGCGAAACCTACCGAGCAGACATTTCAAAGTTTAACGAACCGCTTGTTCCTGCCTACGCCAAAGACGTTGTTTCTACAGGCGCAGGCGCTGGCAACGTTACTTGGCTAGCCCGAGCAGACAGCAAAACGTATTTCGTTGATGCTGTTAACGGGGTCTACGGCGAAGCTGCATCGGGCGACAAAGTCGAATCAGGCACTCTTACTATTGGCGGCATCCGTTGGAACAGCCAGTTTGACAAGGTTCTGCGACAAATAGAAATCCGTTCGTCGCCTACCTTGGCGCTTGCTAGCGCAACTGCTTACGACGAATCAACCAGAACCTATGACGACGCTGACCTCATCTACAACGGTCTTCTGTCACCAGTTTCAGGAACAATCAAAGTCACAGTAACTACAGGCACAGGCGTTGACCTCTCTGAAGTCACGCTTTTTGACCGTGTTCCAGCAACTTTGGACTACGCACGTTCCGACAAGTTTGACTTGACGTTTACGTTGGAACGCGAAACTGCTAACCCGACAGTTGGACCTGTTCTTGAGTCATGGCAGATCGCAGCGTTCCCATCTCCAACTCGCATTGACGAAATGGTTCTACCTATCGTTTTGAAGAAACGTGTCGCTAGCTCACGCGGTTCTGGCGCAGCTATCCAACAGGACCCCAAAGCCTTGTACGACAATCTTCGTGCCATCATGGCTGACCGCAGCGTCGTAACTTACCAAGAAGGCAATCATTCTGAGCAGGTCATCATTGACCAAATTCAGTTCTCTCCAGAGCAGCTATCTGCTGATGCTGACTGGTGGGAAGGCACATGTATTGTGCGATTGCTCACTGTGCCCTAAGCTTGTGTAAAACCACGGGGAGGCTGTGGATGAAGAAGCTAATTATTGACTGCGAGACGGCGCCCAACCTGGCTTACATTTGGGGGCTGTGGAACCAGAACGTTGGTCTGAACCAGATTGAGAAGACTGGTTCTGTGATCTCGTTTGCTGCGAAGTGGCACGGGTCTAAGAAGGTGATGTTCTACTCGGATCATCACGACGGCCACGACGAAATGGTGCGGGCTGCACACGAACTGCTGTCTGACGCTGACGCTCTAATCCATTACAACGGCAAAGCGTTTGACGTGAAACACCTTCAACGCGAGTTTCTGCTTGCAGGGTTTGGGCCTGCTGCCCCGCACGTTGACATTGACTTGTTGAAGACGGTGCGATCTCAGTTCCGGTTCCCGTCTAACAAGCTGACTCACGTTTCTGAGGCGCTGGGGATTGGCAAGAAGACTCCGCATACCGGGTTTGATCTTTGGCGCGATTGCATGATGGACGACCCTAAAGCTTGGGCGTTGATGAAGAAATACAACATTCAAGACGTGCGGCTCACCGAAGAGTTGTACGACCGGCTGTTGCCTTGGATTCCGAACCATCCAAACGTAGCGTTGGCTAACAACAAGCCGGACGCGTGCCCGCAATGCGGTGGCGGTCCGCTTATATCAAACGGTATGCGTGCTACCAAGTCGATGACGTACCGCAGGTTTCAATGCATGGCTTGCGGCGCTTGGTCGAAGAATCGCGTGGCTGAGCAGACTGCTAGACCTAATTATGTCTAACGCCCTTCTAGTGCTCGCAACCTGGCTTCGTGATCGTCTAGCGTGTCCCGCACCCGATCAAAGTTCTCTTCGCCACGGGCAAGACGGACCTGAATATCAATCAGAATCTTGCTGACCCACGCCATCCAAGGCAACAGCAACGCTGTCAGGATCAGCGGGATTACTTCCGTCACGGCCATGTGCGGATGTTAACACATAATTATGCATAAGTTTAGCAGCAAATTCAGCGTCCATGACTGCAACTCTGCCTACTTTTGCACCGACCTCGGTGCGACGGTCACCGTGGATAGCGAACAACACGAACGGCCTGTCTTCTGCCACCCGTCGCAGCTTCGGTATCCAGTCGAATAACATCCACCGCTTTGCAAATTTAACTTCGACCACAAACGGTTCACAATGAATGTCATGGCTCTCACGAGACGACTCGGTTCGGTGTGCATCACCAAACCCCGCTCTCTGCAATAAATCAAGGATTTCGTTCTCACCCTTTGTTCCCTTATCTCTTGCTTTACTCATAGATTCCTCGCTACGCTAGTAACCATGTTCTCATCACAAACAGCCAAGGACACGCTTGAACGTGCCGTATCTACTTTTGCTCAAACTCTTGTTGCTCTCATCGGTACTGATGGTGCTGGCATCCTTGATGTTAGTTTGGTGGACTCGGTAAGCGCGGCATTTGTCGCAGCCGTACTGTCGATTCTTAAGTCGTACGCTGCCTACAAGGTGCCTACGAAGACTAATGAGTCTTGATAACGACCTACACGGCGTACACCCAACGCTAGAACTACGCATCCGCGGCCTGCTCTCAGAGCCTGCTCTCAAACGCTACGGAACGTATCCTGCTGTCCGCTCATACTCGAAACAGAAAGCGTTGTATGACAAATACAAAGCAGGACGAGGCAACCTAGCCGCCGACCCTGACCGCATTCTCCGTACAACAAAAGATTTCCTATACGAATGGAAACCTCGCGGTTCTTGGCACATGAGGCAAGCGGACGGCTGGGGTCACGCTGTAGACCTGAAACGTCCCTGGAACGTCAGTCAAGCTGCGGCCAATAACGCGATCAAACCATATCTTAAGAAGTGGGGTCTGAGACAAACGGTCAGCAGCGAATGGTGGCACGTTCAGGCTCTTACAAGTTCAGGCTGGGTCGAAGGACCAACGCCGGAAAGCATTGGCATGTTTATTACCTACGACACAGTCAAAGACGAGTACCGAGTTGGCATTCCCGGCGAAGGCACTGCCGTCATCAACTCTCCAGAACATTGGCGTGAAGTCATTGCTAAGGGGCGTGTTACCGGTGTCTATGAGTCACCCCATATGGAAGCTCTTCTTGACAAGATTCGCACCGAAGCGAACTAGTCACTCCTCCAAATCAGGAGGCAAGAAGTCAGGCACGATATGTTCGTGCATCTCGTCAAGGGTTGCTTCTAGGGTCAGCAACACTTCTTGACGTTCTTCGTTATCAAGATGATCCCAGCCTTCTGCCAATACAAACGCAGACGACTTCTTATTCTTGACATCCCAGGTTGCCAGAATGATCGGCAACTCTTGGATGTATTCTTCGTACCCTTCCCAAAACGTTTCGTTCATCGGCTTACATACTCCTGCATTGTTTGAATCTTGTATTTGCCTTCGCCATGCGTAGCACAGAACGGGAAGTGCGACATGCCTGACAGCGTAGGACCGCCACAGTCACAACAAACACTTGCGCCAGGATTGTAAACGTTACGCGGCTTGAACGACCGCGCACGAGACACAACCTCAGCTAGCGACGGCGGAAACTTGTCGCCTGCCTCAGCAAACGAATCAATCGCACGAGCCATATCGCTGTACGACGTATCACCTGCGTGCTGCGCCCACTCCATCGAAGTCGAAGAAGTAACCTTGAACGGGTTACCCCACAACTGCTTCATCTTGACGACAAGCGCCTCAGCTTCTGACTGCTTCATACCTTTAGGTCCTCTTGATCGCTGCTAGTAAGGGCAACAACGTAAGCTGCCAAAGCAAGCTGAGCGTTGTGCCCAACCTCGTACAACCTCCACAAATCCTCACGATTGCCGTTGAACGCCTGTTCACGAATCGCATCGTTAACAACACGAACTTCGTCAATCATGTCGTAAATCTTATTTCTTGCTGCTGTCACGTTTCTTCTCTCCAGGTTTGAGATGGCACGAACAATTACAAAGGGGTCGGCCCACACGCACCTCACCATGCATGTAGACCGACCCCTTCACACACTCACCGCCATCAATTTGGCAAGTGTGATTCTTTTTCATCGACGCTTGTTTGGCTTCTTGCCAGTGACACGCTTGATCCAAACAGACGGCTTCTCACCCGGCTGAATCTCCATAGAGTTCTGCGTAGTACGAAGCACCTGCTGAGGATCAACCCATTCTGTGCGATCAATACCCATCAGAACGGCTCGTGCTCAGGCGACATCTGCGTAGCACCAGGGAACGCATCAGCAACAGCACCAGCACCAGCGTTGCGAGGCGCACGAACCACAGCACCAATCTGCCACGTATTGCACTTCCAACCCTGCTTAGGCTGACCCTCGCGACTCACATAGCTGTTCACCTGAAACTTGCCACGCACCATAACCTTGGTGCCCTTGCTAGTCGAAGCAGCAATCGCCTCGCCCTCAGCAGTAGAACCATTGTTATCCGGCCACACCGTCAGATCAACAAACGTCGTGGGATCATCCTTCTTCGGCTGGTACGCCAAAGCATTCGAATAGATAACCTTCGACTCGCCCTGCGAAGTCACCTCACGGCGCTCCCACTCACGAGTCAAGTTACCCATGTAAATTCCGTAACCTTCAGAAATGGTCATCACTCATCTTCCTCTCCGTCCTGGACCAACTTGTCCAGAACATAATTTTCTTGTGACCACAAATGGAGTCCGACACCAATACGCATCGCACACCGCTTCACCGCATCAGACACGGCATTCTTTGCATTCGCTCCGTTGTTCGCACCAGGGCGCTCAACATCGCCAGCTTCTTCAATGACAACCGTCTGGCCGTCAATCTCATACGTCATACGCAGAATGCAACCTTGAAGCTGATGATCTGCGTTGTAAATCAATTCCTTGACTTCCTGGGTACACGGCCCAATCTTCGCCAACAGAATCTGCTGAATATCAGCATGAGACACATAATCAGCCTGAAACCCACCAGGCTTGGTCTTCACATAAGACGCAGGAATGCGCTTTACAAGATCACGCAGAACGGTCTTCATGCAACTCAATCACCTTTGCGTTAGCTTCAATTTCATCCAGACGATCCTGCTCAGCAACCATCCGAATACCTTCATTGATCCAATGACGGACCTGAGCAGAAGCTGACCGCTCATTAGCAGAAGCAATCAGCTTTGTAGCTTCCCAAGCAGCAGGAGCCATAGGGATAATCTTATTAACTTTACCAGTCACAACATCCTCCTAGATGTTTACTTCGTCAGGGCCAATGCCATAACAAAGACTATTATACAGGCAATACCTGCATTCCCAATGCGAATTCTTACTCGCTTTACCAAACGGTCCAGGCGACTCAACAGTCTTCAAACGAGACAAACCAATCTGGTCATCACCGTCATCAAACACAATTGGATGCGGCAACACACCAGCCTCCAAACAAGCCTCAACACGACTAAACCGTTTCAGCTCGAAATTAACCACATCATTCACCGACTCGTTCTCGAATACCTCCTCATTCAAATCATAAGAATGAGAATAAATATCCCCAGCACGAACCTTGTCACGGAACGAAGTCTCCTTCGCAACGTAAACAATCATGATGCTGTCAGCACCCAAACCACGCGCATACAGGCCAGCCTGCGCAATGTGTTCACGCTTCGGAGCTACCTTCGCCAGCTTGCTGCCATACGCAGACGCAGACTTGAACTCAACCACAACCTTGTGACCATCCGAATACGTCACCACAAGGTCAGCAGACCCCGACAAATCAACACCCAACGAGCGACAATCAACCGGAACCTCACAGTCCACAGACACGCCACCCATCACAGCCTGACGCTGAAACGCTTCCTGCACAAAGTCATGGATGCTGTTCCCAACATGGAAGGCCAACAACGTCTGCATATCAGGCGTCTCAGACTCATCAAAGTCCATGCCCTTGTACCAACGCTGCCGCTCACACGACCCAGCATCAGACACCCGCATACGAGTACCCAACGCAGTCGGCTTCGGACCTTCCTCATTGTATTTAGATAACTGGCCTACATAAATAATGCCTTCGGCATCAATCATAGTACCTGCCTTCCTTGATTAGTTGCTTAATCTTATCACGCTCAACAGGAGTTGTTGCACCCCACACGCCATGATCTGTATCCCACGGATCAACGGTGTCGATACGCCACTGCAAACACGTCGTCTTCACAGGACAACGGATACACACCTTGATGCCTTCCCCTGCTCTCCTGTGATTAAAAAACTTATCTAACGGTTCATCCTTGCACTTCGCTCTATCCATCCACTCCGTTTCGGACAACTCCATCCTGCGCCGCACGCAACACCTCCAAGAACTCAACACCAAGTTCACCAGAGACATTAGCTTCAGTATCGGTCATCGTACGCAACCCATGACCCACAGACGTATGGTCCTGCTGCCACTGCCGAGCAATACGAGCCTGCGACCAACTAAACGTGCCAGACAACACAGCATTAATCATCCGACGAGTGCTCACCAACTCCGGGTACCGAGCCATGCTCAACACCATCTCGTACGACTGACACTCCTTGTCGCACACATAATCAGCAAGCAACTCAAACAACGTGTCATCGTTTGGGATACGCATCAGTAATCGTCATCCCAACGCTCACCAGCAACAGTCGGATCAAACCACGACGGAGCAATCGGACTATCCGGATAGTCATTCCGAAGCTCTTCCTCACGCTCCAAACGCTGCTCCCAATGACCATCACACCGAGGGATCGCAGTACCAGTACCCGTCAACGACGGACGCATCTCTACAACACCCCGACACTCCGCAGGGTTATCAATACATTCACGCACAACAGCCTCCTTCTTAACTTTGTGCCACGGATACGACGGCCCACCCATCGCCAAATGCTTCAACGTAAACGGCTCAATCACTTTCGCTATCCTCATTATTATCTGCAAACTCTTGACGAAGCTGATCCAACAAATCCTCAGCCTCTTCATAGCTGTACGACGGCAACTTAATACGCTGCAACGCCAACTGATCTAACGCAATCTGCAACTTATTAATCTCGTCAACAACCCACTGATTCATCTCACTGGTTGTCAACCGCCAAATAGCAACACTCTTACTCATCGTCATCCAACTCCGTTACTTCACCCCACGGTTGAAAATGCTGAATCGCCATCTGCTCAACCTCGTACTCATCGGGATACTCCTCCTGAATCAGAATCGCATACCCCCAATCACCGACATAATCACACTTCCAATCAATCCGAAACTTCGCCACTACCATCTCCTTCTACACACAAATGGCACTGAGCATCTGCATACGTCACACCATCCCACGTTCCATACTCGTCAAGCACCCAATCCTGCTGCTCAGCCTCAAGAACCAAACTGCTGGCGTCATCCCAACGCTGCATAAACATGGTGTCCCAACAACCATCACAAGTCAGTTCCCAACCTTCGTTCGGACCTGCAAACTGCAAAGCCATAATCGGCATACCTCCTAATCCAATTTTAAGAAACCAAGTGCAAAGCGGGAGAGGTAGAAAGGAGTAAACATCCTCTCCCGCCCTGCACAGGGGTTAGGTATCGGTGATAGTGAACTACCCCGTACCCGAACTAGCCACCCTTGACTAAATGGGTGGCGAGCAGTTTAACGACGTGCTCAGGTCGTGGGGGACTAGTCTCTAGTGACTAGAACAATGAAGGCCATCATCATGATGAGCCAGCCAGCACCGGTCATCAGAACGGCTCTCCTGTCGTGTGACGATCGAAGATGTAGTCATCCTCGTCGCTGATCG